CGGAAGAGGAACTGTTGAAGATGTCCGAGGGCGACAACATGCCGATGCAGCAGGCGCTCGCCAAGGGCGACTACCGAGTGAGCGGCGAGACCTACATCCCGCAGGCCGCACTCGAGGACGCCGGCATCCCGTTCGACGACGATATCAGTATGGATCTGTAAGCAAGATGTAAGTTGCTTTGCTACAAAGAATAACTTATATTTTGTTTCAGGAGAGATGTCCCCATGCCCGTCAAGATAGCAGTAAATCACGTGAACGAGTCTAGGTTTGTCCCCTTGGACAAACCCGCCATGCCGCTTATGGATGCGGTGGAGCTTGCCATGGTACGGCATAGGGACGCCCTTGAATACTTGAGGAACAAATGATCGTAGTCACCTCGGCAGATGTCATTGCGATAAATCGCAGGTTCAACGGGGCGGAGAATCCCTGGACGGACGAGCATCTGCTGGAGTCGGCGTTTTCTTCTTACCGCTACTACGAGGACGAACTCGAGCAGATTTGTTCCATCTTTCGCGGGCTGATAAAGAACCACCACTTCTCGGACGGAAACAAGCGTACGGCGTACATAGTGCTCATCTCGTATCTTTTGCAGAATAATTTCGACTGCCCTCAAGAAGATTTATGTATATTAACGCTAGACGTGGCTACGCACAACTACGACGTGCCCGAGATAGCCGAACGTCTGGAAAAGATTTTGATAAAGGACTAGCATGCAGACACTCTATGTACCGAAATACAACCTGCACTACAGGGTGAACCCGAAGGACCCGAGGGAACTCCAGTGGTCCCGCAAGCCGTTCGGCCCCGCCACCCAGTGGCAGCACGCCATGTCCTTCAGGAACCCGATCCGGGCACTGGACCTGGACGACGAGACCAAGCAGGGCGTGGTGGTCCTGAACGATAGCACTACGTATGTCGGATCCGGCGTCCGCACGTGGGGCCGCAAGTACTACCCCGCAGGAACAAGAATCTATAGCCTCTACGCGATAGGAGAGAGCCTAGATATAAAGGTGGGCACCGGTGAGGAGTTCATCTGCCTGTACTACGGTAATACCCTGGTGCTCCCCGACGGGACTATAGTGGACGTAACGCCAACGACACGCAGACCCCATAAGTTCGGCGTCATGGACTTCGATAAGAATGGCGTGATACACGGATATGACGTGGTTGAACCCTACAATGAATATGACATCTACTGCGACGACGTAAGCGCCCTTCAGCAATGGTCCGACCGCAACGGGTGGGGTGTAGGCATTGGAAGGGATGCACCCTCGATGGCGGTTGCCAAGGAAATTGAAACCAACAAGAAACTGGGGCTTATCCATGAGGAGAGAAAGATGATGTCCAAGATTAGAATCAAGGTGCACGAACACCATAATGAAGCCAGCGCCACGCAGACAAAGGAATGGAAGTCTCTTGTTAAACTCGTGACAAAAATCGTTTCCCAGGCAGAAATAGATTCTAAAAGATGTTATGAAGCCTTTAAAACTGAACACCCTAATGACGGGGCTTGTTGGATTATATTGGGTAATCCTCCTATTATGGCTATGGATGTTTGGTCTGTTCAGGGTATAGGTTCTATTACGTGGCATACTGTCCCCTTCACGTATAAGGGAGATTATGGGACTTACACAGACACGGATAGACAGACAACTATCAATGCCCTAACATCCGAAGTTTATTATAGCTCGAATGCTATGGGTAGGACATTTTTTGAAAGATACCCGAATCCCACCGAAGATGATGTCCGTTATTGGTTTAAGGTTCCTAGAAACATAAAAGCATTTATAGGCTATGATGGCACTAACTATGTTTATTCTGCTAGTGTAGCCGATGCCGAACGAGCCTCCGTCCGAGATACAAAGACTCTCCGAAAGGCTACACCCGAAGAAATCAAGGATAAAAGTATCGCTTGGTCTATGGAAGGTGAAGATAAATACGGCAGGCGAATGGTCAATTATCGATTGGGAATTTGGCGTCCCTTGACAGAGACAGAATTTTATGGTAGTGGAACGGTGGATTAATTTTAGGAGAATTATCATATGTCCAAACTGAAAATCAAGATACACGAGGGCAAGCGCGAACTCCGCAACACGCTCTACAACGCGCTCAAGCCCATCAACGGCAAGTTCTATAACAAGTCCCGCTCCGTCCTCGCCCTGGACGACTTCAAGCGCATCATGGACGGGGCGCTACCGAAGGGAATGCACTACACGCTGGGCTCCCTGCACGACGGGATGAAACTCGACCGCGACGGCTCCGGCCACTTCTGGTTCGAGTTCCCCTTCTCGGTGCAGGAGGACGGCACGCTGAAGGAGGTGCTCTCCGGGCTTATCACGCTTTCCCCTGCAGGTACCGAGAACGACCCGATGCACCGCTACGACACCACTATCCAGATTTTCTAGAGGAGATTTCACAATGACCAAGTTCATACGCCCCGACCACGAGTATACCAAGCAGAAACCCGGCTACCCCAAGCCCTTCGACCCCGCATACCACGACGATATCACACGCCAGGTGTGGCAATATATCAAGGACCACAAGGAACTCGGCCTGGACAGCGGGTGGAAGGGACACACCTTCGTAGTCATGGACGGGGAAAAGGAACTCGCCCGCATCGACTACGACCATGACACCGACAGCATCAAGGTGGACGTGAAGGGCATCACGAAGTCCTTCCCGTTCGACCGCGCCACCATCGAGGACGTCCTCCTCCCGATAATTAACCTTGCCAACAAGAAAGATACCGGCACGAAAGCCGAGGCCGCCAGGACCATCTGGGCGGTCAAGTTCGACACGCCCGAAACCGCCCTCGACGAGGAGTACTACTTCCGCGACGCCTGGGGACACGCAGTGAACACCGCCATTATCGGCAATACCGTCTATTTTGACCCCGACGACGAGACTGCCGAGAAGGCCATCAAGGAATGGTACGGGGATAAGGCGTCCCGTGTGCAGATGACCGACGAGGTATATGCGATTCTCCACCCGTCCGAGTCCAAGAAGTGCGAGCGCCTCTCCGACTACGGCTACGAGGACATCGTCAAGGAGATCGCGGGCAATGTCGAGCAGACCTTTGCCAACGAGGAAATCTATGACACAACTAGCAAGTACGACGTGAAGGTAGCACTGGCGAAGGCGCTCCGTACGTGGGCACCCGACCTGCTCCTAAACATCGCCGAGGACGCCATGGAGAAACTCGGGTACTTCGCCAAGGACTACGACGCCTTCATGTCCGTGGTGAAGGACGCAGTAGACGATGCACTGAACGACTAGAACTTTCCGCAAACATAGGTATGGCGGGCATCTAGGTGCCCGCTATATTTGTATATTGTACAACAATAATATAAAAATATCAAAAAATGCTTGACTTTAAAATACTTTTTGTATATATTTTCAGTATGAAAGCAAAAGAAGTGTTAAAGATTTTACAAGTGTCCAGGCAGACTTTAACAGCTTACGTTAAAAACGGCTCTCTTATAGTCCGAAAGAAGACTAACGGCTATTATGACTATGACGAGGATAGTGTACTAAAGAAAGCGGGTATAACACCTGAAAGAAAGGTTGTTGTTTACGCTCGCGTATCTACGCAAAAGCAGAAGGCTGACCTTCAAAACCAGATAGACACAATTACCAAGTATGCTAACAATAACGGGTATTCTGTTTCTAATGTGTATTCGGATATCGCAAGCGGCATTTCCTATGACCGCGGGCAGTTTATCGAACTCCTGAACGATGTAATCGCACGTAAGATAAAGACCGTATTCGTGGAAAACAAGGATAGGCTTACCCGAGTATCGTTCAATATGTGGAAGGACTTGTTCAAGCAGTTCGGGTGCGATCTCGTAGCGATAAACGATGTCGTGAATCCTAAGACGGAAGAAGCCGAGATATTTTCGGACATTATCTCCCTCTTGCATTGCTTTGCCATGAAGATGTATTCCCAACGCAGAAAGAACAAGTTACGCATAGTAAAAGAAGACCTGGAAAATGAGATTAGTCTATAGTTTCAACTGCTCCGAACACATGGAGGAACTGCTTAGGTTGTGCAGGGTGTCAAAGGACCTGTACAACCAGGCTCTCTATACGTGCTTGCAGGCTATGAAACCGGACGAACCCCAGTTCCTTAACTACTATGACCTAAACGAGATCTTGCAGAATACTTATAACCTCGAAGGAACTATCAACTATCGTCTGCTAAAGGCACAGGTGTCCCAGCAGACGCTCAAGCTGGTAGCAAATGCTATGAAGTCCTATTTCAGGGCTATAATGGACTACAAGGAGCATCCGGACAAGTATACGGGGCAACCAAAGATGCCTAACTATCTTCCCCGTAATGGATACTTCCTGCTCACGTATCCCAACCAGAGCTGCTCCATACGGAACGGATACATCGTGTTGTCAAAGAACCTTAAACTCCGTATCCCGCAGTTTCATAAGTATGAAAAGGCATTATCTTCGTTCCAGCAGATCCGTATTATCCCGAAGAAGACCTACATGAAAGTGGAGATAGTCTATGAGCGTGAGGACAAGGTATCAACGTTGGATGCAAACAGGTATGCAAGCATCGACCTCGGGCTGAACAACCTGGTTACCATGGTGACAGACTTCTCCGAGCCAATCATCTATAACGGGAAGCCCATAAAGGCGCTAAATAGGCAGTTTAACAAGTCACTGGCAAAGTACAGGTCATTAGTGGAGAAGAACAATGGAAAGAAGAGCAGCAAGCGCATAGAGTGCTTCTATACGTCAAGGAACAACCGCATGGACGACATCATGCATAAGGTATCGCGACATATCGTGGATACACTAGAACGAAACAATGTAGGGACTCTTGTCTGTGGACGCAACAAGGGATGGAAGGACTCCATCAACTTGGGCAAGAGGAACAACCAGCAGTTCGTTCAGGTACCCCACGAGAGACTCATATCAATGCTGCGGTACAAGTGCGAGATGTCCGGAATACGGCTGATAGAGAACGAGGAATCCTACACGAGCAAGTGCGATGCCCTTGCCATGGAGCCCGTCTGCAAGCACGAAACCTATATGGGGAAGCGTGTCCGCAGGGGGATGTTCCAGAGCAGTACCGGTAGGATAGTGAACGCGGATGTGAACGGGGCGTTGAACATCTTGAGAAAAGTAGTCGGCGATTCCTGCGTGAGCGGGATAGCCGATAGTGGCCGCTTGTTCCGGCCTAGGAAGTTGGACAATCCATATTGTTTAAGTTCCTTAATAGTTTCTAACACTTTTAACGGAAATTAGAACATCATGAACAGTACAGATTTACCGAGACCTATATCAATGGACTACGCCCCGGCGAGCTGCGGGGAGCGCACGTCAGCGGGCACCAAGCACTCATGCATATACTGCAAGCGCCCTACCTACCGCACCATTATGTCCAAGTACGTCTGCTCCTACTGCACGGGACGTGCGGGGAAGCTGGCGAGGGAGTGGAACGACAGGCTCCCGCACGGAGATGGATGATTTTTGTCCGCAGCGCTTGAAAATAATGTATATTTAGGGCATGAAGAACTGGCACGGACATAGTATAGTTTTTGGGACTGTAGTCCTTTCTAGCACCGTGTCCCCCCCCCCCACGTTAAATAATCTTTACAACGCACTTACGCATAGCCCTGCCTTCTGCGGGGCTTTCGGCGTTATTGAATCCGCGGATGCCATCCTCGATGCTTCCATGGGTCTTGCAATCTAGGAGGTGATAATGGAACCGACAATATACAAGCCGAGTATTTACAAGGGCGCGGGTATTTACAAGACCGGGGCCGAAGGCGGCGGTGGCGATTTGCCCGAAGGATATACGCCCGCGATTTATGGCCGTACTAATGGATCGGTAAGTCTTGAATTTACGGACTTGAACGTAAACTATAACGATAAATTTGTTATTGAATTAGACTTAAAAACTCTTCAAAGTGTAGGCAGTTTAGGTTTTTACGCAATAGCGGGGTCGAAGTACATATATACTGATACTGGTTCGATAAGTGGTTCGTCCTTTACACCGCGTTATTCTTATAATGGAAATACGACGTCAAGTGCTAATTGGCTAAACTATTCTAATGGCGGCTTAATTAGAATCACGTGCAATAAAAGATATTGTACTATTGACAATGATTTATCTAATTATCATAAGACGATAGACCGCAACACTACGGCGACAGACGTTATTATAGATAAACTAGGTTTATTTTCTTGGAGTCGTAACGGAACGACTCACCCGTTTGAAGGAACTATATATTCCTTGAAGGTTTACGACAAAGACAACCCGGACAAATTAAACGCAGACTTTGTTCCATGCAGTAATGAAAATAACGTTCTCGGATTTTACGAGAAAATAAGCGGTCAATTCCAGGGCAGCGCGAATCTAGTAGAATAAACGCGAACCCCGCGCCAACAAGTGACGCGGGGCCCAACGAATTAGACGGCTGGTTAGGTCGGCATTGATTATGGAAGGACTAGACCTCACATCTATCTACACGACCATCGGCGGTGTACTTGTAGCATAGCCCCCATGCTATATTACTCCCATGAGTAATGCCATAGCCAACATGAGCCAGTCCGACCTGTACAAGGCGGCGGCACTTGCCGAGGGGTACGAGTCCGTCCCCGTAGACATAGAAACCTTCGTCAACGACCCGCAGTACATGGGGCAGATATACGGCGGGTACGTATACCCGTACTGGATGGAGAGGCTGAAGAAGCTGTACCCCAATCCCTTCTACTCGCCCTATATCGAGGTATGTCTTTCCGGGGATACCGAGGTAGACCTACTCGACGGGTCCACCAAGACTATGGGGCAGATATGCTCCGAGTATGCCGGGAAGGACTTTTGGGTGCTGGGCTTCAACGTGAACACGAAGGAATGGGAGCCCTGCAAGGCACATTCCCCCGCCGTCACCGGCTACCGCACCGTCTACAAGGTCACCCTGGACAACGGAAAGTGGTTCAAGGCCACCGCGGAGCACCCCGTGTTGGGCAAGGACAACCGCTGGTACCGCGTGGACGAGCTGAAGGTGGGGCAGTCCCTCATGCCCTACAACGTGACCTATGATGACAAGGGCTACGCCCACGTATGGGACAACAGGACGCAAAAAGATATTCTACGCAGACGGCTAGTCCAACTATGGAAATCCGGTACCCTTAAAGGTAAACATGTACATCATAAGAATATGATAAAGGCTGATGATCGGCCTTGTAACCTTGTGGCACTATACGAGAAGGACCATTTTGCATTACACCATCATATTTGGCATAAAAGTAAAACGGATCCGGAATTAAAGGAATTTTTAGATAAAAAGTATCAGCCCGTACGTTCATTGGGAGGAAAGGCTTCCTGGGCGGCAAAGACTCCTGAAGCTATAGCCAAGATGCGTGAAGGGCACCTTGCATGGGTACACTCCGAAGAAGGGAAAAAAGTCTCTGCGGATAACTTCCGTGCATATAACGTTACGCATCAAGATGTCCTAAAGGAACGTCTTGTAAACGCTACCGCTACCCGTTGGGCGGACGAGAACCAAAGAATCGCCGCGTCCAAGAAGATGCAGGCGTGGAATAGTAACGCAGAATTCCAGAAGAAAGCACATGCAAGTCGATGGGGCTCTCAAGAACAGCACGACTTGAGCGCACAGCGTATGTCTGCACGTAATAGCGACCCTGAACGGCAACTACGATGCCGTCAGGGCAAAATCCTGAAGAATCTTAACCGTAGGGAAGATCTAGATACATTAAGGCCCGAGCACATGGAGAGGAAACGCTGGCAGTCCATTGCTCGTAACTTTGATTGCATGGAGAACGGCGAACCGAGCTTTGCCCTATTGCAGAAGAACTGGGATTCCATCATAGAGCGTGCCCGCAACTACAACCACTGTATTGTATCCATAGAGGAAATGCCTCCCGAACCCGTGTACAACTTTACCGTGGACCGGCTGCACAACTACCCGTTGGCGTGTGGAACGATAGTTAAAAATTGCCTGACCGGAGCAATCGGTATCGGTAAAAGTTCAGTGTCAATTATCGGCATTCTCTACGACCTGTACCGCATAACGCTCCTGAAGAACCCGCACAAGAAGTGGAAACTGATTCCCACGACGCACATCGTGTTCACGCTCATCACGGCTACGATGGATCTGGCGGGCGTGGTTCTTGCCGACCAGCTTATCGACGCCATATCGGCCTCCCCGTACTTCTGCTCCAAGTTGCTCCCCGGCAAGGGGGACAAGATAGACGAGGACATGTTCCCGCACCGCGTGGGCATATCGTACGGTTCTCGTATGCGACACTCTCTGGGCAAGGCTGTCATCGGGGCTATCATCGACGAGGCTAACTTCCAGGACGCCGTGGCAGACCAGGCACTGCAGAACTACAACTCCATCCGTCGCCGTATGTTCTCCCGCTTCATGACGAAGGGCGGGGACGTTCCCTGTCGCCTGTGGGTGGCCTCATCCCGCAACGACGCCGCCTCATTTTTGGAGAGTCACATCGACGCGGAACGCGGCAATCCGAAGGTGGCGATATTCGAGCCCGCGATATGGGAGGTGCAGAAGCACAAGGGTATCTACAGCGGGAACACCTTCCCCGTGTTCATCGGCTCGGACGTGGAGCAACCGAAGATAATTACGTCCGACAAGGAGATGGACGACTATACGGGCAGAACCATACAGGTGCCCGTGGAGTACCGCAAGGACTTCGAGAACAACCTGCCGGGAGCACTCCAGGACCTGGCGGGCGTGGCCACCCGCAACGGCGTCAACCTCATATACAACGTGGAGGCACTGGACAGGTCGATGTGCCTCGACAACTGCATGAAGTCC